TTTCTTGCATATACGGGGCTGTATTACTCCACTTACTGACATCTACAAAAACTCTTCTTATTTCTTGCAATGCATTCAGTGTCTTTGTTATGGCATTTAAGTCCTTTGCTCCAAACTTATCCCCTATTTGGCTATATACCGTATTATCTGTAAATGTTTTTGTACCATCTCCATTATCAAGCACTCTGTATTTTCTTTGCCCGGTAAATACATCGTCTTTATAGTCCGTTTTCAATCTATCCAAAATCAGCTCCTCCTAAAGTAAAAGCCAATCTTTTTCTGCCTGTATCCTGCCCCTTAAGCAGCTCATACAGTCTAAGACCGGCTTTTTCTATCCTGTTTAGTTCTTCATAGTTTATAAACTGTTGATTAGGAAAGTACTCTTTTTTTATACCTATATCAAGTGCAAGTGTACTATCACAAATCCTATGTAAGTTGTTTTCTATCTCATTTATCTCATCTGCATACACATAATCGCTGTAACTTCTATCTGCTCCGAGATCTGTATATATAAATGTTTCATAAAGTGTGTATGCCAAATCTTTGAGATAATTAAGATTATTTTTAATCCTGTTAAAATCGTTCTTATCAAATCGACTACTTACACCCCAGTCAGTTTTAGGTTCTGTCCATGCCATACTTCATCACCCTCCTAGCTTTTGCACTTCCTGATAGTGCACCGTTAAAACTAAGTGTATAATCTTCAAGCTTTATTATCATTCCATCTACATATTTATTTTCTAAAAAAGCCAAATCACCTGCATCAAGTCTGGGTTCTCCTCTGTCTGTAAGATTGTACTCTCTATCGCTGTTATAGTATTCTCCAACCCAATCGCTGATAAGTTCAGCGTGTTTTACAGATGATATAAGAGGATTTTCCCACTTTGCCGTCTTGCCTGTGACATTCAACTCTTTTGTTATTGATTGCTTGGCTACAACATACTCATATCCTGATATGATAACTTCCATACTGGATTGTGTTTCAATCTCTATCTCAAAACTTGAACTTCTTAGAATATTTGCTCCTTGATTGACTACAAAGCCATATGAAGCATTGCTTAATTGAAATACATACTTTCCTTGTCTTGCTACAGTTTCTTTTACAAGTTCTTTTATAGACTCTGTGCTTGGCTGATATACGGTCCTTATTGTATTAAGTACCTTAGTTTTTTCAAGTAGAGTACCTACCGGATATTTTTTAAGTTCTTTTTCATATTCAAAACTATAATCCGTTACATCTCCGAATATGATCTTATCCAGCACAACACGGTTATAGGCTTGTATTTTATTAAACTCTATATCAAGTCTGTCCATAAGCGGAAACTCATGGAGTATAACAGCTTCCAAATCTAAGTTGTAAACTTTATAAGTATCTTTAAGTTCACCATCATTATACGCCTTAAAAGTTAATTCTTTAGGGGCATAACCATGAAAGAAAAGTCTTAATCCGAATACCAATAGATCAGCTTCCATAGTTATACTTACTGAGGGGTTATTATCAAATGTACCGTCTTGATTTGATATACTTCTACTTATATATCCTGTATTCAGATAAGTCGAACCTTGTATATTCCTTGGCAAAAAGAAAACACTATCCTCAACTTGACTATACCTATCAGCCAAGCTTGCATAGTGCTGTTTTTCGTTTCCATTTAATATGCCTGTAACTTTAGAATAATAATCCTCGTCTGTTCCGGAAACACTCATTTCAGGTAAAAAGCTGCTTTTTATGCATATTTTCCCTGCTCTGTCTTGGTATAACAAACTTCTCCCGGCATTGGCTATAAGCTGTAAAGCAGATTTATGGTCAATTGCCGGTATGGGGTTATTGATAAATACTGTCTTAAGGTAGCTGTCTATATAATAATCTCTGGTATCTACTTTGGCATCCTTTAGTACATCTATAGCTAAATCATACAAAGATATACCTGTATGACTATATACACCCTTTCTGTATATGCCATTTAAGTTATCGAAAACATCTGTAGCAGAAAGAGAAAGAGTCTTATCATCAGCACTCCAAGATTTCAAGTTTAATGTACAGCCATTTACCCACTCAATATGTCCGCTGTCCAGTTCATACCCGTAAGTGACTTTCACTACTTGACCCAACTCCATAAAGTTAATTGAACTTTTTGAGTTTTCTATATCAAACGCCCTATCTTTGTTATTGATTTTGATATCAAAATCAAGAGTGTGCAAATCTTTCATTATTGGCGAGATATGCTCTTTTTTAGATGCGGATATAATCTTTGTATTATTGAAGAATATTCCCAACCCCATAGTAAGTCTATTAATTCTAAGCCTATTTTCACCATATAGCATCCTTAATGGCTTTATCTCAAAGAAAGTTACCTGGTTAAATACTTCATCTGTAACAAAAAGCTGCTTATTATTACCTCTTATCTGCACTGTATTTACATTTGAAACGATATCAAAATCTACAGGATAAACATGGGAAAAATCTATAGTTAAACCTTTAATATCATATACCGCAGGAAATACAAGCCTTATGACATCTCCTATATTCTTTACAACTATACCTTGGTTTATATAAGTATACCTCGTGTTTTCCCTCGGCATAAAAAACATACTGTCATCCACTTTTGTAAATCTTTCTTCAAGAACTGCATACGGTATAGTTACATCATAATTATCAAAGGGTTTCTTAAGTTCTGCAAAATAAGCATATTCTTTAGTGCTGTCAGCCGATACACCTGCTTGTGCTTCCTGATTTACTATTCCGACTGTAACCGTCATAAAAGAATGGTTCCTTAAAGGCTTTCTTATCTGTTCTTTGTATTCTTTGCTTACTAATTGCATATCACACCTCGCCGCAATCTATAAGATTAACTTTACAGTTTTTATACATGGTAGGCATACCCTCATCATCAAAAAGTATAGGGGTTGCACTTCTGTTTCCCGGATACATTTCAAGTGTTATAAACCTGTTATTCACTGCATCAGGGAATGTACAAGTCACCCTAAAAGCCGAGAAAAGATTAAGTATTAACGACCATTCCTCAGCGGTTAATACTGACCACTGCAAATTGTCTATTTTATATTGGTCTCTTCCTACCTTCTGTCCCACAAAAGTACCGTTAGCGTTCTTACCGGCATCTACATTTGTGGCTACTACAAGACTCGCTCCAACATCCGGAGAGGGTATTTTTGTATTATTTATAACTAAAAATGACATACTCTCTCCTTCCTTAAGTCATGTCAAAACCTAATCTTTTGCTATATTCTCTCTGACTTCTTGCAATCTCTTTATTGTCGAGATTTACAGTAAGGTCTAATGTTTCTATTAAATCCGCTATTTTCTCAAGCGCTGTCAGTATTCTCTCGTTGGTTTGGTTGTCTCGTGATTGAGAGGACATTTCGGCAGCCAATCTTGCCATATCTAAAAGCTTGCCTTCAGGAGCAACAACCTCACCTTGGTATTTATTATCACCTATCATTGCAAGTTGCGGCGTGTTTGCCCTTACATAACCTCCTTGAGCAAGCTTAGGCAAGCTGATTTTTGACATTGTAGGTATTGATATTGAATCTCCGCCCGGAATGGCACTTGTTAAATCATTAATCCCTTCAACAAGCGAATTTATAGCACTGATACATCCGTTAACCATACCTTCAATTCCGCCTATAATCATGTTGATAACGCCTTTTATAGCCCCCCATATACCGTTCCAGATATTCACTGTAGTAGTTTTTATGCTGTTCCATGTAGTATCCCAAGCACTCTTTATAGCATTAAGCGCTGTATCTATTCCGGTCTTTACCGCTGTAATACTGTTTGTTACTGTGGACTTAATGCCGTTCCATACGCCTTCAATAAATAACTTTATAGCGCCCCATACCGAATCCCACACTGATTTTATAGTTTTTAAATTGTTGTCTATTACGGTTTTTATTAAATTTAAAACAGTTGTTGCTATAGCTTTCATGGCATCCCATATACCACTAAAGAATGTTTTTATGCCTTCCCACGCCTTCTTCCAATCTCCTGTAAAAACACCCGATATAAAATCAATGAGTCCGCCTAATGCCTTTAGCACTCCGCTCATAACATCTGCAACTGCGGTTGCAAGAGCAGAAAACACTTCTATTACTGTTTTCAATCCCGCTCCTATAAGTGGCGCTACATTTGCAATAAACCATTCTATGAATGGCTGCAATACCTTTTCCCAAATCTCTTTTATACCATCCGCTACCTTTCCAAAAAACTCCATAAATCTGTCAATTAGAGGTTTAAGATGTGTTTCTGAAAGTTCTGTAAATTTGGGACCTATCTGTTCTAATACAGGTCTAAGATACTTATCATACATTTCCAATCCTTTAGCACCTATATCAGTGAATCCTTTAGCTAAAGCGTCTGCAAGGGGTTTGAAATGGGCATTATATGTATTTGTAAGTCCTGTAAAAAAATAATCTACAAGTTCTTTAATTTGTCCTACAACTGTACCGATTATACCCAGTAAGCTGTTTAATGCTGATTTAATGCCGTCTACATTATTTATAAACGGAGCTGTTATTATGTTAAGTATGTCTACAGAAACCTGCATACATAGCTCTTTCAGACCGAGAAAAGAATTTGCAAATATCCCTATCAGATCTGCTGTAAGTTGTTGTGCTTGATCACTTCTAAAGACAGTGAATATATCAGCAATAGCTACCATGAAATTACCAAATATATCCATACCTCTTGCACTTATATCAAGCATATTAACAATATGTTGTTGAATAAACTCTTTATTTTGGTCAAGATACTTATCTAAGCCGCCTAGCAAATTTAATGCTATTGTAGCTCCTATAGAAGCTATAGAGCCTACGCTTTTTCCTAAGTTTAATGCTAGTGATTTCATGAAATTGTCAGCACTTTTTTGTACATCTGTATTAGAGAATATATCAAGTATGCTTTTTCCTATGCCCCTGATTTTATTCTGAATATCATCTATTACTGACGTATCACCAAAACCAATAGCAAAACCTTCTTTGAAAAGCCCTGCCAACTCTTTCGCATAGGCTATAAGACCCTTTATTTTTTCACCGAAACTATCAACTACGCCTTCGCCCTGTGAAAGTGCGCCCATATCGAAATCATCAGCACCATAATCAGAACCCCCGCCACCTGAGCCGCCTCCGTCACCTGAACTACCATCATCGCCCGAATCAGGCTTATTTATTATATTTAACTCATCTATGCCGGTTGTAGCACTTGCTATATCCTTTGCAGCCTTTTTAGCTGCACCACCTGCTCCACCTAAGGCTTTTCCTGCTCCTCCTGCTGCCTGCTCCATCTTTCCCATATCGCCTGCCGCTTTAGACACACTAGCACTTGCCGAAGACTTGCCTCCTGAAAGCAAATCTGTAAAAGCCTTAAAAGCATTGGCAAGAGACATTACTCTGCCTATAAGACCATTTATCATTTTTACTACAGGCAATAATACATTTATAAGACCCTGCCCTATAGTAGCTTTAAGAGAATCAAACTGTAGCTTTAATACTCTGATCTGGTTTGCCCAGCCGTCAGATGTTCTAAGAAAGTCTCCTTGCGCACCCTTAAGTCCGTCCATTACAAATTTATATCTGAGCATTACTTTTTCCTGCTCCGACATAGCATCCATTGATTTTGTAATTCCGTTTCTCAGTGCGTATTCTTGCAAAGCAGCCTGAGACATATTGATTCCGAACTCACGAAGAGGCATTAATGTACCGGTAAAAATAGACTGAAGCTTATCAAAAGCACTATCCTGTGAGATATTGTAAAAAGACGCCACATCTCCAGCAAGAGACGCAATTCCCTCACTCATGTCATATGCTGCCTTTTCAGAAAAGCCTAAGGACTTAGACATAGCTCCTATAGTACCCATATACTGCTTTGCCATGGTTTCGGATAATCCAAAATTAACTGCTGCGTCCTTTGCAAATTTATCTACTTGGGCTGACATTGATGTAAAGGTAACATCCACAACATTCTGTACCTCTGCAAGTTGGGATCCTAAATCTACGCAAGACTTCCCGAAATCTATTAAGGCTTTTACTGAAAAAGCAGCAGCTATAGCCATTCCGGCTTTTTTAGCCATATCACCTATACCGCTTAATTGTCTATCAAAGCCCGATCTGTTAAGCTCTAAATCTAATTGTATTGAGCCTGCACTGCTTCCTGCCATTCAATCACCCCCTTGACATTGCTATAAATGCTTCCTTAAAACCGTCCAGCACATTCTTAATATCCTCATCAGTCCTGGTCTGTGCTTGCCTCTTTTTCCAATTATTTCTTATCCTGTGTTGTTCAGGTGTGAAGTTTTTCAGTATGTTTTTATCATTTTCAGCTCTTATAGCCACAACTCTACCTAAAGCTGTTTCCGGAGATATGCCTGCTAAAAGAGCTTTAAACTCGTCCCATTGCATATCTTTAAATTCTTTATGCATTAATCTGACCCCGTATTGTGATAAAAAAGAGGACACGATTAAATCGTAGTCCTCGAATAAATCATAATAGGGGTCTACTCTTCCCCCTCTTTAATATTATTTCTGTTTATGAATGACATAGCAGACTTTACAACAATTAAGAAATCACTAAAATCAAGATTTAATGACTCTATTTTTTCTCTGTTTTCTTCTGAAAATAGCAGCTCATAGGACTTTAATATAGTCAATGATTCTGAACTTTCTTCATCGTTGATAACTTTCATAAACTTAAGTACTGTAGGTGCGTCTGTGTTAACTTCTATCTCTAAATCTTTTACGATAAGTTTGGGATTGCCCTCAAAACTCAGCTTATCTGTAATGTCAATTATTTTACTCATTTACTGCCTCCTATACTGACGGTGTTACTGTAGGCTTGCCGTTACTTATTACATCGAACTCAAGCGGCGCAACATTTGTTGAGTCTCCTGCCCCCATGTTCTTTACATCAAATACTGCCATATCCCACTCAACTGTAGTACCATCAGGGAATGTCCAGCAAAAATACCCTTCTGAATCTCTACCATTTGTGAATGCTTTCTTTGCGATAAAGTCATTGCCTGTATCGCCCTTATTTCTCTTTCCGTTTATCGTAATTGTGACAGCCTTTGCGGTCATTAACGCCCTCTGCCAACCCTTATGTTCCATAGGTGTCCATGTCTCAACTCCATTGCTGAAGGACACTGAAAAGGTCTCCATGTCAGCTATGGTTGTTGCACTTGCCTTTTCTGCACCTATTTTGAACTGATTTTCATAAACCGGATATACTCCTGTTTGTGCCATTCCTTATTCCTCTCTTTCATAGTAAATATCGCACCATATGACATATTCATAGATGCCGTTATCATCTGTATCTACACTTTGCGGCTCATCCATGCCCATAAGTATGAACTTACCCTTTACTTGCCCAATGCTGAAATCCCTTTGATTTTGTAATAGATTAAAAAGTTTTATTGCCGCCTTTTCAGTTTCTCTTTGGCTCTTATTCCAGTGGACAAGTATTGAAATCTGCTTAATCCCGAAGCTTTTTAATTTCAAACCGCCTAAAGCTATACCATTAGGGGTATTTACTTTTTTGTTATATATCCCTATTGACTTATCCTTTTTATCTTCAAGCTTTCCGCTATATACATACTCATCTTCAACAAAACCTAAAGAGGCTACAAAATCTCTTACGTCTGATAAAAGTACCATTATGTACCTCCTATAGACCTATAAAGCCTTGCGAATGCCTTTCTTGCAAAATCTTTTTTATCTCCTGCAAGGTAAGGTTCAAACCAAGCTGCCCCTGCATTAGCATGGAAAGCTTTATTGAAATTATATTCTGGGTGATAATAAAGCCTTCTTGCATAAGGAGTGCTATTTACCAAGCTGACCTTCCCCTTTGCTGAATTCTCATAATCTGTAAAAAATTGTTCTCCCGATAAAGCACCTGTACGCATTGGTACAGTTTCAGCCTGCCCAATATCGGTATGCACAGCTTCCATAGTCATTTCCAGTGCTTTTACAGCCGCTTCACTTAGCTGTTTAACTCGTACATGGTTCATTTTTACATTAACACCCATACTTACACCAAATCCAATCTTGTATAATTAACAGTACCGTCAGGATTTCTAGCCTTAAAGCCTTGGAATATACGCCTTTTTACCCCTAACACTTCTACACTTCCACCTGAAAATGTAGGAAGTTCAGGGCATATATCCCCAACAAACAAAGCACTTCCTGATAACTGTATCAGTTTCTTTTCTGCTGTTAGTACAGTTTTTGCACTGTCCTGATAGTTGCATTTAAGCATTAAAGTAATAGGGGGAAGCGGCTCACCGTATTTGTTAAGCCCTTCCCTCTCCAAAATCACCTTTATATCTGTTTTACAAAACCTTTTATCTACTAATACCGGATATCTCATACTCCCACCAATCTGCTTGTCAAACCTGTTTGACTTAGCAAGCTGTATAAGTCCTTTTTTATAGCTATGCCTTTATCAGCATATACATTCCAGCTGTTGCCGTTAAACTGCATTGATACTCCGTTTATGCTGTACCCCTGCAAAACTGTATCTATAATATCGGCATTTTCATACTCAAAGTCCGCCTGTCTGCAAATAACCTCTCTTATGATATCCTGCTGAAACACTGTCAGGTTATCAAATCCTTTAACCACAATGCGATTGAAAGTAAGTGAATCTATGTGTCTTGAAGCTTGTATCAGCATACGACCTAGATCATCAGAGGGTATGCTGACACCCTTATATACATCTCTATAAAATTGTTTATCAACATACCCTGTATAAGCCATAGCTACTTCTTCCCTTCCTTTTCAGCCCCTTCCTTGTCAGGCTTATCTTCCTGTTTTGCACTTGATTTAAGCTGAGCTTCAAGCTCTTTAATTCTTTCAAGTGCTTGGTTATGCTCCTCAAGACTCACCATTTTACCTCTGCCATACTCTATGATATCACCATTTTCATCAACGATATCAAAGCCGGTATCTATGTAATGCTGCTTTGACTCGTTGGTAACAGTATACTCTTTATTATCTTTTATTGCCTTCACTTACTCCACCTCCTATGCCTGTGTATTCATGGCACAACCTGCCACTTTCTTTTCCAGCAGGAACAAATCTCCATAGTTTCTGTTCTGATAGATGTAGCCGTCAGCGGTTCTTGAGTCCGTTCCCGGTGTAAAGAGCTTAATATAACTGTACTTATCCCTTGCCACCACACAAGAAGGATGTATAAGTATAAAATTGATTTGCTTTGCAGCACTGCCCGGCTTACATCCATCTGTAAAATCGTATACAGTCTTCATTCTTGATGACGGTACTTTCTCTATCTGTACATCATCTAAAGAATGTACAGTTCTGACTATCTTATTTGGAGCGGATACGGACATTACTCTTTGTATTCCTTCCGCTTCCTTGATTATCTTAGCCATAGCAGGTGTGACATATAGTATTCTGCCCTCTTCCGGAACGGATGCCTCATCCATTCTTGACATTTCCTCGTCAAATGCTCCAAGGAAGTTAGCCGCTGTGACAACTGTATGGTCTATTCTTCCAGAATAGGTAGTAAGTTCTGAAAAAAGCTTTGAAAACCTGTAACTGTCCTTTTCTGGTATTGCCTGTTCTGTTTCAAAAGTATGTTGTATGTTTGCTACAGACAAAGTAAGGTTTGTCTCATCTATATCCATAGGATCTATAAAAAGCTCTATATCCCTGTCATGAGTAAGCTTCTTAGCCTCCCAATCATTACTGAGTGTACCTGCATTAAATCCTATGGTTCTTGTATGGTCCTTATAACCTGATACACTCATCCTTGGAAGCTTTATAGTCTGTGCATTGATAAATGTTACTCCTTGATTACTTTGAGTAAGCTCATCTGAGCAAAGTTCCTTTTTATAAACTTCCTGTAACAAGTTTGAAAATGTTTCTGCGTAATTATAAACTGCCATTTAATTTATTCCTTTCTGTTTTTACTTAAGCCCGAATGCTGCTCTTAAAGCTGCATTATCAGCTTGTGTTTGATTGTCTCCTGTTGTACCTGTGCCAACCTGAACAAAACCACCGGCTTGAGCCTGTGAGGGTTTTAATCCCGGTATATCCTCAAGAACCTTTGATATGGCTGTTTTAACTGTTTCCTGATTTATCTTGCCATCCTGACCTAACACACTTGATAAGTCAGCCATCTTAATAACATAAGGTGCAGTTTTAACATCAACTCCTAAACCTAATACCTCAAATAAAGCTGTTTTTTCTATTTCAGCTTTCAATGCCTGTTGCTTATATGTGTCCAGCTCAGACTTAAGAGCTGTTAAATCCGGTTGATTAGCTGCCTTTTGCTGTTTAAATGTAGCTACAGCCTGTTCAAGCTCTTCCTGACTAAGTCCCTGTTGCTTAAAATATGCCTTTAGCGCTGTATCTTCTTTAGCAGCCAAGGTGCCGTTTAACATCTGCTGTATCTTGTCATAATCAATAGCAGGTGGCGCACTGTTTTGTGCTGCATTGCCTTGATTTTGAGGTTGGCTATTAGGTGTTTGCTGTTGGCTCTGGTTATTAACTTGATTTTGATTATTTTCCATTATTTATTGCTCCTTTCCATTTTCAGTGTGTCCCACTTGATACTTCCGTTTTCATAGGTGTCGCCTGCCACGCACCTTTTAGAGCCTTATCGTGTTTGGGCATTAAAAAAGAACGCTTATGCGTCCTTGGTTTGCTTAGTTTCTATTTTTTCTACAACTTTATACTCATTAAGCACCTTAAATCTTTCCTCTGTAACTTCCAATATATCTCCGACACTTCTTAGAATGTTATCGGCTGTAGAGTCGTAAAATCTACTTATGACCTTTACTTTTATAGTAATCACCCCTTTCTATGTATTAAAAAAGCACCTTATACTTCATAAAGTGCTTTAAGACGACCTTCTTTTTTTAATTGTTCAACTTCTTCAGGTGTTAACATTCTGATGCCGATTTTCTCTTCAACCAATGCTTTCCTGTATTCTTCGTATTCCTTTTTTGTAGCTTCTTTTCTTCTTTTCATTTACAATAATTCTTTTTCCAAATCAAAATCAAGACCGATATCTTTTAAGTCTAAATCTCTTGCTTCTAATTCAGTTCTTAAAATATCTAAAACTTCATAATAAGCCAACGCTCTTCCGTCCTTGAAGCTGTCAGTCTTGTCTTCTTTTGCCTCACCTGCTGCTTCTTTAGCTCTCCCAACTATTCTTGTAACTATGTACCCAATTCCTTCAACGCTAATTTGGTTTGTCATAATACTTCTCCCCTTTCTTTTAAGGTAGTGTCAAAAACTACCTTTTTTTATTATTCTAAAATCCTTTAAAACCTTGATTTTTTAGAGGTTTGCAAATAAAAAGAGCAATTACCTCCATTTTTGTGTATAATGTCAATCGCACAACCAACCTCATACAACGGAGAAATTGCTCATGAACATTATACTTTATTTACTCAACATAATTCAACAACTTTATAAACAGAATTATTTTTTAATTCAATTGCTCTGCAAATATATTCCCTTAAAGCAGTGGGCTTTCGATGATTCACACTCTCCTAAGTACCAGAAGTTTAAGATCGATAAGCTCCCTAAGATCATATCATTCAAACAAGAATGGAATTGGACTGACCTTATCGCTTATTATAAGAAACGCTATAACAAGATCATTAAGCCGGTATTCCGTCACAGAGAATGTGATGTCCCCACCGGCTGTACCTGTCCTCAATGTAAGGCTCCCTATCATTATCTTATGTGGAACGATGGCAAAAAGAAGAGTCAGCTTCTATGCAAAGTATGTCAATCTCTTTTCTCTACTGCCTCCAAAGGACGTTTCGCAAAGATATATGTTTTAAGATGCCCTCACTGCAACAATGCCCTTGTTCACAAAAAAGATCGTAAACACTTCATTGTACACAAGTGTGTTAATACTATGTGTCCATACTATCTTAAGAATCTAAAAAAAGTTTCTAAGAAAGACCTTGATGAAGACTATGGCAAAAATAAATATAAACTTCACTATATCTATAGGGAATTCAATATAAACTTTTTTAAGATAGATATTAAGTCGCTCCCCAAGAATGTTTCCTCTCTTAAGTTCTCTAAATTTGATAAAAATGTTATAGGATTATGCCTTACATACAAAATCAACCTCGGATTGTCATTAAGGAAAACAGCTCAAGCCTTAAATGATATTCATGGCATATCCATTTCCCATCAGCAAGTTGCTAACTACTGCAAAACAGCTGCTATCTGCATCAAGCCTTTTACTGACAACTATGATTACAGATCAGGAAAAGTATTCACTGCAGATGAAACATATATCAAAGTAAAAGGAATTAGAGGTTACATCTGGTTTATAATGGATGCTGTCAAGCGTTCCATCATTGGTTACCGGATCTCTTCCGAGCGAGATGTTGGAGCCTGTATTCTCGCAATGAGAATGGCTTTTAAACACTTTAAAAAGCTCCCGGAAGGCTTCAGGTTTGTCGCTGACGGTTACAGTGCTTATGTTCTTGCTGCCCAACAGTTTCTTCGTGAATTAGGAGATGATTTTAAATTCGACATCACCCAGGTTATAGGACTTACCAACGACGATGCTGTATCTGCTAAATTCAGACCTTACAAGCAAATGATCGAACGACTCAATCGCACTTACAAAGCTTCATATAGACCTACAAATGGTTTTAACAACATCGACGGTGCCAACTATGACCTGGCGCTGTGGGTCACCTACTATAACTTCTTACGACCTCATAAATTTAACCATTACAAGGTTCTCAATGAGATTGAAGACCTAAAATACATAAGCAATATGCCCGGCAAATGGCAAATGCTTATTGCCCTCGGTCAACAGACCATACTTGAACTAAAAAGCGGCAAAGCCCCCACTGTTCTTAGATTTTGAGCCTGAGGTAAAAGCATAGCCACCACGAAGTGGCTTGCCCTTGACAGCTAAATAAAAAGAACTGCTACACTGTTGTCAGCGACGGAAGAATTACTAACTGTTCTTGAGTTCTTCGCCGTCGGTAATTACCTGAGAGCAGTTCTTTTTATGCTGTCAAGGGTGGCGGAACTCACTTATGATCTTAAATATTTGCAGTTTTCAAGGTTCACTGAGTCTTTTTTTCTTAGACTCATTTTTTCATAGGTCATTTGACACTATCTCTTTTAATTCATCAATCCTATTTTGAATTGACTCTTTGAAATTCGAGATTTCTTTTTGCCAATGCTTTATTAGTCCTTGCTGTCTCCTCGGGTCTTTTGTTTCCCAATCCGGACAGTGACTGATTGGATTTTCGATATAATGCTCATGCTCTGCTATTCTCTTTTCAAAATTTCTTATAGATCTTCTCAATGAATTCGAACTTTGATTTTTAAGATCTTTTTCAGCAAATAATTGCAAATCCATAGGTAGAAAAGAACCTTCTGTATCATCTATTATACCATTTTTAATACGATTTACAACAACTTGATTCCATTCATTTAATTTTCTCTCATATTTATATGCATTACCCTCATCCAGTGAATTTCCAGCAAGTCTCATATACTTCTTCACTTGCCTATCAGCATAGTTTACAAGTTGTTCTTGCCTGTAATCTTCCTCAATATCTTTTAGTTCTCTTCTTGAAAACCTAGCCTCGGGATTATCGTCAAGCATAGGAAAATAAGTACTGTGGCTATCTTTACAGTTTGGATGATAAAACCCAGCTTCCATAGCAGAACTTAAAAGCATATAAGGTCCATCTGTAGGCTTTCCGCCACTCCACACATCATCAATCATTACTTTACCCACAAAAGGTACACACAAGGGGCAAGCACCGCTTCTTTTATTAACTATGACCGTACTTATACCCCATTCCTGCCTTTTAGCACCTTCTCCTTGAAGATATGCCCTTTTATTAGCCGTCCTTATAGCCATTCTTGCATAGTTGGCTAGTGTATGCCTTGCGCCGTTTTTATACTGAACACAATTAAGTCCTGCTGCAAGCATATCCTTTGTAGCCATATCTACTGCCTTCTCATAGGTGCCTGCTCCTGTATTCGCATAAACTTGAGCATTGAATATAGCTTTGCGGTACCGGTCGTTTGCCATTCTAAGTATTGCGGTTTCGGCTGTGCCCATATCCTTTACGGTTGCCTGTATAAGCGCATCCAGTTTTCTTTCATTGACCCTAAAAAAAACACCATTTAAAGCTTCACTTGATTTCTGTGCAAAAAAGTCCTTTTTAATCGCATCAAGTATTTTTACCTCTTCAGACATGTAGCCCTTGCGGTTAGCCTGTCTTATCAGCAACTCGATCTTGTTATTTATGTCCTTAAACTTCCCTTTATACTTCTTAGCATTAAGTCTTTTATACCTTTCAAGCTGTTTCAGTTGCAAAGCTTGCCACATTTCCCAGTTATAGCCTTCTTTTAATTCTCCTGCTCTGTGCCTGTCCATATTCCGAATCATAGAGTTGATAAGTTCGGTTTCTATTCTATCAAATGCAGCACCTACATCATAATCCATTGCTGTATACCTTAAATCCTGACTGCTTAAAGCCCCTTATAAGTTCTTTAAGCTTAGTTTTGCTGTAAACTGTATCATTCCTTAGCTCTGCATACCCTGACTTTTCTATCGCATATACACCGCTAGGTACTTGCTCCGCTGCCATTCTCAGTATCTGCTTGTACTGTAGGCGACTCATTTGGTATTGGTGGTTCATTATTGACACTATCATCTATCAGTCCCCCATTCATATTAAGCTCAGGCTCTTCCATTTCAACAATTCCTTGTTCTGCCTTAAGCCTTGCAATTTCTTCTTTCTTCCACTCATCATCTTTACTGTCTCCATAAAGCTCATCTACAGATGCCTCTATACTCATGATACCTCCTGTTTTAGCCTTCGATACCGTCTCAACCTGACTTTCAAAGCTTGGATTTGCATATTCTCCAAAGTTCACATCAACCTTGACTTCTTCCAAAGCAGTCCTGTTCAGTATATTGTATGCGTCAAAATGAGCCTGTATAACTCTTGGCAAAACCTTTTGTAAGGCTTTTACTATTGAACCTCTTGTATAAAGGGTAGCCTTTTCCTTTTCTCTTTGTGCTTCTGCATTATCAAGCTTCTTCACATCAATACCCAATGTGCTTGGGCTTATAATACCCTGTAAGCAAAGGTCTAAAGCCGTCACGTAAGAAGCTAAATAGCTATCGTGCGGTATTGCTGGTTGTTCAGTGCTTATTTTACTGTCTGCCTTTTCTGACATATTTGCCTCAGTGGCTATGTATCGGTTATCAAATGCATTGGGTTTTACGAGTGCCCCAGTGTTTGGATCTCTTGGCAGCAGTCCTTCAGGAATGTATGTCTTTGCTCTGCCTGCTCTTAAAGCGTCCATCCACTGACTCCAAGCCTCATCAAACGCATCAAAATTATCAAGCTTACCGTCATCAAAGATTGAACCGCCTCTATTCGGATACTTCTTACTTGAATATATCTTTGCCGGAACCGCTAAGAGTATGGTCTTATCGAAAGTTAAATCAATCATACTTTTTGTAACTTCAATACTGTTAAGCGGTACTTCTTTATCATTTAAGTACAGTTTATGGCTTATATATCCATAACCATATATCTCGTGCAAAGTATAATTTTTATGGTTTTCTTTGTAGGTGCTCTTAAAAACCACCTCTTTTACTCTGCCATATTGATACTTATAGTCTACATATAAGCCCGACACCCATTCACACATAGGATAAGGACTGAAATCCGTATCAATGATTATCTTCCAAGCGCCATCTCCCACATACAGCATTTCTCTAAGTGCGGTATTTAATTGCTCTGAGAACAGTTCTTCCTTATCCATTTCCGCCCAAAGATTTTTATGCTTATCTGACTCAAAATCAAAGTCATTTAAGTCATTAAGCACTACATCCGTAAGCACCTTAACAATAAGCCCGGGCAATCCTGTATGTACTTTTCTTATCTCCTGCCCCGGTGTACTTTTTGATGCCCAGAACTTGTATCTATCAACATGCTCAAGCAACTGGCTATACAACTGTTCAAGTTCGTTACTATCGCCCCTATACCATATCTTGTTTCTGATAGCATTGGTTTCAAAGTCTATACTGTCTATTATTTTTATTGTGTAAGGGTCTGCCGGCTGTATCTCAAGCCAGCTTCTTATACTCTTTTTAATAGTCTCCATTATCCTCATCTTCTCTCTCTTTCTCCTCAAAACCTATAAGTAGTGTATAAGGCATCCATGAATACTGGCTTGCATTTATAGTATGGTCATTTGCATCTTCCGGCTCGTCTTTATCTTCATTCCAGCTATATATATCAAGCTCTTTCAGATGTTCTGTGCAGCCTTCACATACCAAGTATGAGCCTTGCTGTATCCATCCAAGCATAAGGTTTATACGGTCTATAATCTTCATAGCCTTATAGGCATTGTTGAATTTATATATTGAGCCGTTCAACCTCTTGTACTTGTTAAGCTCCGTTATAGTTGCTTGATCCGCACTGTCTATGAATACATCCCTTACTGTGCCCCAGTTATCCCTATTCTTATCAAGGAAATTAATAAACTTACGCACTGTATCAGATGGTGCTAAGGGTGTATCAAGATCAGCATTGTTATAAACCTTTTCACTGAGTGTTATGACCTTGCGGCACTTAGTAATTCCTTGAAATACCATTGCTATAGTGTCAGGGCTCTTGCTGGAATAGGCTGTATCCAATGCAGCACTGAACTTTCTAAACTCGTACTTCTTAGCTTCAGCAATACTTATCACATGCTTTTTCCTGTCAAAGTTTGGGAATATCAAGCCAGTAGCTTTACCCCTCAAGCCTTGGATCTTGTTTTTCCAAATCTTAGTACCTTTAGTGGTATTTGTAAGGATTGTATCTAATTTCTCTTTACTAAGCCCAAGATTATCAGCAAAAGAAAAGAACCAATGTACCCATCCTGGCTTTGGTTCTTCCTTTAGTTCTTCAAGTATTTCTTCAGGCGTATCATCTTTCCACTTTTCAAGTGGTCTTGCACAGTTTATATACTCTTTATAAATTGGTAAGTTAGGGTCATCAGGATTAAGCGTAGCCATTAAGTAATCGCACCTCATAGCCGCTTCTCTGACAAAATCTATATCGGCTGTGTTAATCTCATCTATATACAGGCAGCCATACTGTCCTCCCAGTGCCTTCTGCCACTTCTGCTTATCTCCATAGCCAAGTACGTATATGATTTTTTCGCCCTTATTTGTATCAAGATATATATGTGGTATTTTATTATCCTTTGTTCCGTTTCCATTGTATGTTACAAGCTCTCCAAATACCTCAAGTATGCATAAATCCTTAGCTATTATGTTTTTTTCTGCGGTGCCTGTGTCCTTGGCAGCTATGATATGAAGTTTTTTATCGCTATCAGCAACCTTAAGCATGAACTTATATATACCGACAGTAGTTTTACCTGCGTATGTAGTACCTTCAAGAAATTCGACCGGTGCTTGGCATCTTATAAAAGCCTTATATTTCTTTGAAAATAGTAAGTCCGGCATAATTAATCCTCTTTCATCTGCCTTATCAATTCATCAAGCTTAGATTTTTCAATGTCTTTTGTTGATACGTTAGCGTCCATCTTAGCACTGTATCCGTACTTACCCATCCATAAGTTTGCAAGTTGTGAAGGTATAACACCTAGTTCAAACTTTTCTCTTGCATCAACTTCACATTCTTCCCTTATGCGTGTAACAATGTCCGAATACCTCTCATCTTCTGCATAAGTACTGTAGAATATCGACCTTGGAATACCGATAAACACACAAAACCCTTCAATTGTATAAGTTATACTTTTTCTAAGTTCAGCACTTACAAATTCGCTATTTTTAGAACTAAAATCGTGGGCAAGCACTGTTTTATTATCACAATGATTTTTATAATCTTCCCACATAAGTTCTAAAGACTTCGCTGTTTTTATTTTTCTAGGTCTGCCCATGATTTTCACCCCTTTCTTAAAATTTACAAACAAAAAAGACAGCCTGCTGACTGCCTTCTTTGTTGCCCGAAGTATTGATATATCTGTAAGGAGGTTTTATGTCCTGCAAGAAGTTTTATTCACTTCTTGATGCTATTAGTATACACCTTTATTTGTCAAATTTCTCCTACATTTTGTAGCATATTTCATTTAAAGCCTTGGAGTGTACTCTTCTTATGTGTTCATAGCTATAAGACAATGCATCTGCTATATCATTTAGGCTTAATCCGTTTATATATTTACTGCTTAAAACTCTGACATATAGTAGATTATCAAGACTGTATATTTTTCCTATAATCTCATTTTTTTCTCTGTTTAGATTTATAATCTCAGTTTCAAGTTCTGCTATATTCTCAGCGGTTACTTCGTAAAATGCTTTAGAATTTGTACTTGTTTGTACCTTTTCATTTGTACCTGTTGAAGGTATCAATAATAAATTTTCTTTCAGCTTTCTAAGGCTCTTAGACTTATCTTTTATTAAACCTTCCAACTTTTTTATCCTACTTAGATACTCTTTAGCGGTCATGAACTCTCCCTCTTTATCCTTCGTATTTGCCTTTTAAGCTTTTTATGAACTATGCACGATACTTCAACCTTATCAGATTCTTCATCTAAGAGCTGCATAAGCATAATATGCACATCTGCTATCTCTTCTTTGACTTCTTTTGACAGACCTTCCTTACCTACAAGTAAGTCTTTTTGCAGTGCCACGATCAGCTCCGCAAGTTCCTCGATAGCCTTAGCTTTTTGATGTCTAAGTCCATAGTGTATAAGTATTTGCTTTGCTAAATCAGACATTTTCATATCCCCCACTGTTCAGCCATCGCTCTGGCAATGCCCCGAAATGTTTTGCTTCTAACTCTTGCTTTGTCTGTAGACACTCTTTCATGCCAGCAACGAGCCTTTCCGTTTGACCAAGTCCCATATATTGCCTTTATGTCTGGTCTTGGTAAATCGTTGATTTTCAATGGCTGTAAGCCTTTTAGCCATAAGCAGGTTCTTTTTGTTTGATAGTTTTCCTTATCATTCTCAGACTCTGCAAATTGGTATGGTTCTATGATCTGATCAGGTTTCCTATACACTGTACTCATTACCCCAACCGGGTTTTCTATTGCTATCCGCTCGCACTTTGCATTTGCAATCATCATAAAGAACTCTTGGGCTTGTATCCTCTTTGCTGTTCTTGCATTAATCTGTTCGATTGTATTTCTTTTTGTCGAGTGACTTCTTGTCGCTGCATTACTGAGATATGTGCAAGGTGGGTGCGCAATTATCAAATCCCATTCAGTGTAAATACTGTGATTTATTCCGTCTTCTGTCATAAAGTTTACTGAGCCATTAATTATGTCAAGGCAATCACCCACTATATGCCATTCCGGATGCCCACCATAACAAGGCTCTATATCGCAGCTATAAGCTTCATGCCCTAAAAGCCTAAACTCTTTACAAATAGTTTGGCTGCACTCACATGCTATTAACATTTTCATTTCCTATGTTATCTCCTTTTCAATAGCTGCAATTACATCCGTAGCTTTTTTCTCTCCTATACCTTTAACATTTAATAATATTTTTTTAACTAAGCTGATATCTAACCTGGGCACAGATGCCTGCCCATCTTCAAAGCCTGATTTATACATTGACTCTGCCCACAAAGTCATTTGATTATGGTCCATCTTTTTGATATTTTTGTAAACTTTTCTGTTAAGTTCAAACTTCTTAGCCATACATTCCTCCTAAAATATACTTAATTGCTTTTCACAATCATAATTAATCCATATCACTTCTTTTGCTTTTCTCAGGCTCTGAGTTAAACTATAACCTGTTTTTTTCCTCCAGCCTTTTAATGCATTATTGTATAGATCTGACTCATATCCGCTTATTATGACTTTACTTTTACTTTCCAGTATTGCATTTAGCAAGTCTTCATGGTCTTTGTTGCTCATCTCAAAATTATACTGTTTTGAGCTGTTGCGTGTTTCTAACAAGTATGGAGGATCACAATATATTAGACACTTAGGATTATTAAATCTCCGTATAACCTCTACTGCTGGCCGCTGTTCAATCTGCACCTCTTTGAGCCTTTCAGCTGCTTGCATTACTATTTCAGGTA